TGGTCTTTTATGGAAGCGGATTCCGAGTCCAGCGAAGTCCATAAACTTTGCGTATTCCAGTTCTGGTAATCCGATGAGGCTAGGTGCGCGTAATAGTGTGTGGTATAGGCGGTCTGTGTGATTGCTTCGAGTGACATCTGTTGTGCCGAGTTCATAGAGAATATCTTGCGCAAGGCTTCTGTCAGCATCTAGCGTACCTTCCCACTCCAACTTAGTCCCTTGAGCCCAGCGAGACTGGCTCTGCATATCTAGTTCATCGCCTGTGTTTAACACAAGGTCAAACTTCTCTCGCTTTACTAACTTGATAAGATTCTTAACAGCTTGCTCATGGTGATATGGGATTTGTAAATCCGATATAACAAGATAGCGGGCTTTAGTCATCGTCCTCATCTTCGTAATTGCCGAACTTCTCTGGATCGACAGGGTTAGGCAATATCCATGCAGGGTAAGCGTTAGGTTCAGTAATCATGAACATGGCTACATCTTCTTTGAAGCCTGCTCTTTTAAGACTACAGAAATACTCATAAAGCCCAATGCAATAAGCATCTAGCTTTGAGTAACCTTGATCCTCTAATGCTTTAGTTGCTTTTCTTGCCATAGCAGAATGTTACCTGTCTAGTAAGATGTTGTAGATTTCATCGACTCGCGTGTTGAGTCTTTTAATCTCAGACAACAAGTGGGTAATTACATAACCAGAGAGGCCACCGACTATTGCTAGTGTGGCTAGGTAGAGCGTAAAAAAATCGGATTGTGTCACTTCTTAGGGCTCGCATAACCAAAGACACCAGATAGCACAGCCCAAAGGATTGCGCGGTAATCTGCTGCAAAGTTAGTAGATGCCCAAGCTGCTAGAAATGCTCCAGCAGCAAGGTACGCAGGATGTTTGATGTTCTTCATTATTCTCCGCCTAACATAGGTATCTGAAAAAATTGACCCAATAGGTCAGCTTCTTTTTTAAAGCTAACATGCATGTGTGCTTTGTGTTGATTGATGCCCTTGTAAGTGCGCCACTTCCAGTTAAGGATGGGAGACGCAATCCTGCCGTTAAATATAATGTACGAGATGCGCTTCTCTGCCTTAGACTTGCAACTGATTCGTAACTGATCTGCAAGGTCTGGCATGATATACGGCTTGACTCCGACACCGAACAACTCTGCGTCAATGTCAATGGCACGAACCCAGCCCTGCTCATCTGGATTATGATCAGACTTACGAGCAGCGTGTCGGGTATCACCGACCCAACCATCCGATGCCCTATCACGATCTGGGAAGGAATCATCTATCTGCTCACGAAGTTGAATAGCAGCTTTGCTTAACTTAGCTTTCACAGTCCAAGTGCAGCCTTAAGGTCAGTCAAAGACAAGCCAACACTTGCTAACTTTTCTGCCACAGTTGGCTCAGTCTCTACTGGCGCATTGTGTGCAGCAATAGCATTATCGGCTTCTTTTTGTGTTTCGCAACCTGATACATAAAAACCATCATCTTTGGTAAATAAATTAAAACCTGTCTCATTCAGAAATGTAGTTGAGTTTGTTGGTTTTTGTGGTGTAGTTATCTTAAACTCTTTCACTTTATGCTCCTAAGTAAGATAGTTGGAAATTAGAATAAAGAGGCTGAGTTTCGGTTGCACCCTGCTGGTAATAGATTTCCCAATAATCTGTAGCAACAGTTGTAATAGTTGTAGAAAGAGCCAATGTGTTATAAACACCTGTGTTCATTCTTACCGCTTGACCGCCAAAGAAAGTAGAATCTGTAAAAATAGAACCATTTTTATAGACATACATAATTTGATAACCGCCTGGAGTTCCATACGGATTACCTATAAACGCTGATAACTGATATTTCCCACCATAACTGGTTGGAATTGTTATACGAGTATTATTTGTTGAATTATCGTGAAAAGTGTTTGTGTCATATTGTTCAGTCGTGTAAGCAACCGCAAGTGCCGTATTGGCAGTTATGGAAGTTGAAACACCATTTCTCAAGGCACTTACACCAACAAAGGTTGGCGCTGATGAGACTGTAGCCCATTTCAAGCCAGTTGCGGCAGTTGAATCTGCCTGCAAATACTGTCCATTTGTACCGACTGCAAGGCGTGCAACAGTGTCGGCAGCAGTAGCTGCAATAATGTCACCTTTAGCATCAACAATAGTTTTAGCAACCATTGTCGCCATAGTGGTGTCAATGGCATCGCCTAGCGTACGCATGGCCAACGCGCCATTTTTTACTAGATCAGTGTTATCTGGTTCTGGCCAGTTATATATAGGGCTAGTTGCCATTTTAAGTTAGTGCTCCTGTCGCATTATTCCAGATAAGTGTAGCATTTACACCCGTCCAGATTGTGTTAGATGGTATTACTGTCTCCCATTGTGTGGTAGATAGTGAGAACTCTGTAGCTGTGATGTAAAGGGTTAAATCCACAAAAGTAGGGGTAGCGCGTAAAGCTACATTCTCGACAAAACCCTCGAATGTGCCGCCCAAAAGGTTAGAAGGTAGATTCTGAATAAGGACAGGCTCGCCAAAGAAGATAGCAATTAAATCATCAAGCATGGCAGATGGCATGTCTGGGTTATCTAGTCTAAAGGTAATCGCCCCCAATGAGGCTTTAGCAGTCTTGCGTAGATTAAGCTCTCTAGTGGCAATATCAGTGATGTCAGCAAGGTTCTTGATGTTGGACTCAAAGGAACGCTCATAGAGGCCGTATGCGCCTATAGAGTCGGTATCAGAGGCACTGTAGGTTGAGCCGTAGGCTGTAGAGTATTTATAGATAAGGCTATTGCGGATGCGAGCAATCTGTGTCTGAGAGGTAATGCTGCTAGGAGTTGCATAAGCTGCATCAAGATAGGTGTAGCCATTGTCTGAAAGGTAATCTGAGCGATGGTCTGCATCGTCATAATTGACTAAACCATCTGCTGACTCATAGACCTGACCAAGTGCGCTGTTGGCAATCTGATCTACTAGGCTCTGGCTCTTAGCCGTAGCAGATGCACTTTGGCTTATCATTGTGTAGAAGCCTGAGTCAATAGTGCCGATATAAGTCTCGGCTTCATTCCATGTGGTTGTGGCTGGATAAGTAGCCCATGTAACAGTAGGTGTAACTTCATTCCAAGAAAGGTTAAGAGCTGCACCTAGAATGGCTGCAATCTGTGCGCCATCTAATCCTTCTGCTAGAGCTGTGTTGTAAATAGCCTTAGTTAGTTTAGCCAAAGAGCCAATGCCTAGAATTGTGCCTGTAGTTATGTAGCCAGATTCTTCTGGACTTCTAACTCCGATAGAAAAGTCAGAGACCTCACCACCAAAAACAGTGATATAAGTGCCAGATGTATTCTTTAACTCTAAAGTAATTGGCTCAGTGACATTAATTGTAAAGTCTGCCCCAGTGGTGTTGATGATTTCTACTCGGCAGTAACCTGCTGTGCATTGGCGGTCAATGTCTAGCCGACCAGTGGCATAAGAAACAGAGGTGACTGTTGTATAAACATCATCACCTACTGTCACACGCCATTCTGGAAGCCAAGTCACTAGCGAACCCTTAAAGTTCCACGATCAACTGCACCTTGTAAATACTGGTCTAGAGCTTCTGCAATAGCGTTAGGGTCTCCCACACCAGTATTGATAGTTACATTCATATCGTAATTACGGTCTCGGTTTTGATTTGGATTATAGTTAATCCCAGCGACATTTGTAGGGGTTGCAGCTTGCGCAAGTTGCGCAAATAAATCATAGTTACGATCTAGGTTTTGAGTAGGGTTAAATGTAACTCCAGGAATTAGTTCTGTAGTTCCAGGATTTGTATAATTGTTATTGTTACCACCACCACCGCCACCGCCACCGCCACCGCCACCGCCATTATTATTATTCATGTTAGCAAGAAGCAACATCATCTCTCTAATCTTGCGCAAGGCTTCATCTAGGTTGGCCTGATCAATTAAGTCTTTAGGCTTTAATCCATTGAGGATTGTCTCAATAGCCTTCATTTGAGTATTCTGACCAGTCAAAGCATTTAGAATACCAAGATCAGCATTGAGCTTCTTAGTTGCTGCAAGAATGGATGCTTCATCCTTAGAAGCAATAGCTTCTTCTAGAGCAAGAATAGAACTCTTGACATTGAGGCGGGCTGTGTCGTTAGCAATCTGCAAGACCTGCGCTGCACTGGTTGCTTTGCCTAGTTGCTCAGCCTGAGATGTAAGGGCTGCTGCTATTTGGATTTTATCCATGTCAAAGACAGACTCGCCTTTGAGCAGGGCTGATTCACCCTTAGCAATAATTGCTTTGGCTTTGTCTGCTGCTAACTGCTTATTCTTAAGAGATAGTCTTTCACGCTCACGCTTAAGTGAGTCCTTTTCTAATTTAGCAAGCAGTTCTTGTTGGCGCTTCTGAGTAACAGTAAGTTTGACTTCTTCTTTTTTAGGAGAAATATTTACATTAACGCCAAATTGCTTACCCACAAATCCTGAAAAGATTTCTTGAGGAAGTTTTTTAAGATTAGCAATTAAGGTTGGAATGACACCAATAGTTCTGCCAGTCTGCACTGTGACTTTAGCAAGTGCGCTTGCAATGGTTTCAATTACATAAGCGGCATCTGAGGCATCTGTGCCACCGCCAATAAGGGCAAAAGCATCAACTAACCCTCCACCAATGATTTCTGAGGCGTTAGATGATGCGACACTAAGAACATTAAACTTGTAAGCAGTAGTGTCTAAATAATCCTCAGCTGCACCTGCTGATCGCTTAAGGATAACTCCAAGAATCTCATTGAATGACTTGGATGTAAGTTCTGCTCTAGTTAAGCCTGTGTTGTATTTAGAAAGCCCTCTAGTAATGCCTACATAACCTTTACCTAAGTCCTCGGTGACAGTGGCTAGGTCAATGCCAGATGCTCGGCTAATTGTGATGGCATCATTGAGAAGCTTCTGAGACTGAACCAATGAGCCAGTAGTGGTCAGCAAGCCCTGAAAGGCTGGACGCAAAATATCATCTGCAACTGCGGCAGATTTCTCTAGATTCGATATAAAGTCAGCAATAGCAGGATTGGCAAAACCAATACCTAGATTCTCAACTGCTCGATTAAGCCGAAGGGCTGCCGCTTCATCATCGGCGAATGCCTTAGCTGCTGCCTTGCCAAAAGAAGTAATTGCTGCTGCACCAAATGCCACACCAAAAGTTCCCGCTACTTTCTTTGCAGTGCCATTTAACTTTCCTAAAGCTGTTTCAGCTTGCTTAAATCCTTTAGCATCAAACTTGGATGCAATGTTAATTACTTCTTGATAATTCACGCTGCTCTCCCTAATGCTCCAGCTCTAGATCTTTTTAACAATTCTAGTTCTGCTGTAGTAATTGCCTTATTAACTATGCCTTCTGCAACGCCCTTGTTTTGAGCCCATGCTCTAAAGATTAAGCGACCGCGACCTTTTAGGCTTCCTGTAAGTGGAGGCATAGCAGCAATAAATTGCTGTCCAGCTTTAGGATTGCGAGAGTGTGAATACTTTTTGCCTGCTGGGCCTTTAGGGCCTACCCACGGCTGACCCTGTAATCCGTTACGACCAGCAGATTCATAAATAGCACCTGCGCGAGAATTGTTAAATACCGAAGCCATAGAATTAAAGCCTCTAGCATTTCGCTTTGTAAGTGCTGTGCTATAACCAATCTTAGATTTGATTGTTGAAGCAGAAAATGTAGGGAAACTACCCTCATTAAACGATCTATCAGCCCACCCGCTTAAAGGTGATTGAGAAGGAACATAGCCCCTAGCCGTTTGTGCAACTGGAGCAAGACCGCGCTTAAGTTCAATCTTAAGAGACTTCTCTAAATCAGGAGCAAAGCGGCGTAATGCTTTCCTTAGGTCAGCGTTGCCTCTTAGTTCTATTTGCATCGCTCACCTCTTTCGCTTCATCCTTTAGACCTTGAACTAGAGCTTCTAGCATGGTCTTATCTAATTCCAGTAATTGCTGTGGCGCGATTCCCAACCTAATGCTCAAGCGAGCTATTAAGTAGGTGAATGGATAATCGCGCTTTAAGCTAAAGGGTCTGAGTCTAAAACCTCAACACTCTTAAGTGTCTCGATAAACTCAATCCCAAAAGGCTTAACAGATTCACCTGATCTGCGTACAACTTCCCATGCAAGCCAATAGACATCGCTCTGCTTTTCCTCATCGCGAAAAGCCTTATGGAAACCCTTTTTAGCGTACTGCTCAAACGAATACTCCACTGCTGGAGTAATCTCGCCTTCTAATACACTTCCATCTGTACGAACTATCTTTAGTCTTGCCATTGGTTGCCCCTTTGTTAGTTAATTACGCTGATGCTACAGTGATTGTGCCGTTTACATTCCATGTCACAGATTGTGTGCTTAGGTCTGCTACTGATCCATTGATGTCTGTAGTGTTGTTAATCAAGCAAGTCATTGTGTAAAGCGGATTAGTTGCAGATGTTGCACCTGATGATTGCTTTACTGTGACTGTTGTTGATGTTCCCCATGCAGCTTGCAAAGTCTGTAGGACTTCGCTTGTAGCTGTGTCATTGAGGAAATCGATTGTAATAGATGATGCTTCTAGACCCTTAACGAACTTGTGACCTGAGTCACCCATCGCTGTTACTTCTAGTTCATCAAAAGAACGATTGATTGTTACTGATGTTACATGGTCAGAGAGATCCACCGCATTAACAGTAAGAACCACTCCATTATTCAGAAATACTGCCACGGCTTATTCCTCATCTTTCTTGGTTGCTAGCTTTGGTGTTGGTGCTGCTGTTGGCGCTGCCTGACCGATTTTAATCAAGAAGGCTTCCAACTCTTTATCGTAATCGGACATGCTTAACTCCAACTCGTTAGGATTGATACGGACATCTCGCAGCTTAACAAGTCTCCACTTGCAGCATTGAGAACACTAGGCGCACTGATTGCGCTTACATTATAGACCAAAGAAGATGCAGCAAGGAGTGCAAACACACTAACTACTGTGTCCTCTATGCCGTTAAGGTTGCCCTCATTATCAAAGAGTGGCACTGTCATTACAATTTTAAAGTTAGCCATAGGGCTAATAGAAATCTGAGAGTTATTATTAGGTGTTAAGTATGGATCATCTGGTGACACAATAACTGAGTTAGCCAGAACTGTAGCTGGCGGGAATGCAAAGGTCTGCCACTTAGCGTTATTGACTAGGGCAGTCGCTAAAGTGGTTCTAAGTGTAGTAATGGCAACTGGAGGCATTATCCGACCATTGAGCGTGGGTCTAGTGCGTGTGCTATCAATCCTCGCACCTTAGCGAGCAGCTGAGCTGACATCCGATAAGGGCTTGGCTGGAAATCTTGCAAGTTACTGCCTGAAAGGGTAGCAGTACGGGCTTGCCAGATTTCTACAGATATCATTAAAGCTGCTTGTTGGATTGCCATATCAGCAGTCCAATCGGTTGATGCACTTGTTGTAACTGTTCCATACGGATTGACATTATGGCGTGGTTCAGCCGCTGGTGTTCCTGTTATTGCATAAGAAATTGAATAATCGCCAACTTCTGTAAGTGTCTTAGATCCGTTTAGGTGAGCTTTGTTATTAGTTACAACTACTGTCTCACCGACATAATAAATATCTTTAACAGGTATATCAAAATAAAGAGTTCCTACTGTGGTTGTGTTGCTATGTGCCACATTAAAATTAACATCTGCCCAAAGCATTGGCAAAAGTACGGCATCCGTAGCATCACAAACTTCTTGGAGCGTAGCGTCACTATACAAAGTGCCAACACCTAAGGTGGAGCGTAGCTCTGCAACTGTTGTAAGTGCCATTACTTGTCCTTTCTAAAGACTCTGAGGGGTAGAGGGCTACTACCCCTCAGAGCGACTTAGTGTGGCTTACGCCTTGTTATTCTTGAATGCGCCTGCGCCGACCTTAGTAGCGATTGCTCCAAAGCCGTAGTAGCCGATTGTTACCTGTCCTGCTGCTGTTGATTCAGCGCGTAGGCGGTATGTTGGTGATTCGTACCATGTGTATGAATCTGGGTTCACAACAAGGATTGTTCCATCGCCATCGCCTGCGTTTGTTGGATCAACATAGAGGTTTAATCCTGCGACATTTCCTGTTAGTGATGTTGGTGTTACTACACCACCAGCGTTCATTGGCTGTGATGCTGTGTAGATTGGGCGGCCTGCATCGTTAAGTGACATGATGTTAGACCATTGTCCTGTTGATACGACCATGTTGCGAGCGAATGGGTTTGGAAGTCCTGCTGTTGCTCCATAGACAGAAGCTGAACCGCGAGCAACAATACCTAGCAACTCTGAAGCTGTTGGGTATGTGACTGTTGTTGTTGCATCTGCTGTTGCGCCTGCAATAAGAGCAGCGTTTACTGCTGCGTTAGTAGCCTTTGCGTAAGCTGCTGCCATGTTGCGAACTAGCTCATCAAAGAATGCTGGAGATGTACGATCTAGCAATTCAACAGAGAATGTCTGCTGTCCAGCGTACTTCTTAACTGATACTGACAAGAATGCTGCTGTCTGATCTGTATCAGAAAATGCTGCACCTTCTGCTGTATCTGCAACTGTTGGCGCTGCTGTAATCTTTGGAATCTCGAAAGTCATACCTGCATCTGGCAATACTCCGCGAGAGATTGCATCGATTGAAGGACGAATTGTTGTCGATAGTGGGTTGATGATTTCAGATAGTTGGCGTGTTGGTACGAGACCTGCGTTATCTGTTGTGTCATCTGCTGCGCGTAGGTATTGACGAGCATCTTCATCACCTAGAGCTGCGCGGATTGTGTTTTCTGCATACTTAGCTGCTGTTACTTCAATGCGTGGCTTTGTAAAGTATGCTGCTGATACAGTTGGGCGAGCAGCTTCAACCGCTTGTGCTTCAACTGGTGTTGCTTCGACTGCTGAAGTGGTTTCTTCCACGGTGGCTGTCTCGCTTTCTGTTGGTTGGGTTTCTTCTTCTACAGCAGATTCTTCTGCTGCAATATCAGTGACTTGAGCCGACTTAAATGCGGGCTCTGTGACAAGGCTCGTTTCGACCAAGCGAGCTGAGGAGACATAAGTAATGCCATCCTTGATTTTAGACTTGAGAACTTCTGCACCAATGCTCAAACCTGACTGCAAGCCTTCTTCTGCAAGGATAAGAGCTTCTGTACCGCGCTGTGAGCGACTAACAGAGAATACTGCGTGAATTGCATCTTCTGATTCGCTAAAAGAAACCATGCGACCTAAAGGCTTTTTGTTATCATGCTGACTTAGTAGCTTGATTGCTTTAGGGTCTTGAATCTCAATAGAGCCAGAAGCAAAGATTACTTTGCCCATATTAGTTGAGCCTGCTTCAACATTGAGAGGCACAATCTTGCCTGAGATAGTGCGACTTGCTGAGTCAGCTGTTAAATCAGCTGAGAAAGTGATTACTTGATTCATTGCATACCTTGACTTCCATTAGGTGTTAGATCAGTCATTTCCATTGCCTGCTCTGTGGTAATCAGATTGAGGCTAAGTAGTTTCTCAATCACTGCTAGTTCTTGCATTGGGTCAGTGCGCAAGAAGTTTTTATCTATATCGAACTTCACTACATTGCCTCGAGCAGTAATATCATCCATAGACAAGCGATCTTCTATTGCACTAATGAAAGGCTGCAAAGACAGTTGAAGAAATTGTTTCCTCTCGTCTTGGACGTTATTGTATGTGTAACTCGAGTTCTGGTCAGCAGACACATAGATTGCTGGAACATTGCACAAGCGAGCAATTTCAGTTGCAAGATTTTGAATTGCTTCTCCGTACATCATGTCTTTAGGTGAAAATTGAACCGGAACATATTCCAGAGTAGAAGTCAAATAAGCAGTAGAACGATTATTTCTTGCGCTTTTGAAAGCTGCTAATAATCCAGAAACTTCTTTAGGATCAAGGTCAGCACCATTATTTCGAAGTATGCCAGTTGGCATTGGTTGAGAAGCTGAGACCGCTGCTGCTTTTTGCACATCAATAGCTGCGCGGATTGTTTGAATGCCGGTAGTTAAGATTCCAGGAAGCAGGCTCTGGAATGTGATTAAACTTCCTAAGCCGTCCATTGGTAAAGTCATTCCATCAACTGCATAAGATTTTACAAATGTGTTAGTGCTATCAAGCGTTGCAGTTACGCGATTGTTAGCAATCCACTCAAAGCGAGATGGCCTGCCGTCCTCGGAATAAATCTCAACACATTTCCAGAAGGCCTGCGAATATAGGAGCAACGATTCTACGGTATATGCAATGGTCACAGATCGTGGCTGTGAATAAGAAGGTTGCTCTAACCATGCAGGTGAGCCAAGTTCTTCATTAGTAGATTTTTTGTAAAGCTCTAAAGGAATTGCGCCAATAGTTCCGGCTAAAAGATTACGGCATCTCATTAATGCGGGTACGCTAAGAGCATCTTCTCTGCTAACAAACGCATATTGAAATGGCATGGCATAAGGTGAATACTCACCAAGAACTTGAGGAGCAGACTGAGCTTCTAATAGAGGCTTAGACTGAAGACCGAATGTTTGCAAAATGCGACCCATAGACATAAATGGTAGCACATGTCAAGTATTTGACATACCATCTAAGGTATGTCTAGGTAATAATCTGTGGCTTAGGGGCTGGCAGCATTAATTTGCTTACTGCCATTGCAACTCCAATAATGGCACTTATATCGCCTGCCGATTTGCGCTTTATAATTCTCCAAGCTGAGTCATTGACCTTAGCTGCACAATTATTGAATTGTTGGACAAGTTCTGCCTGACCATTGTGAACGACTTTATGCGTTACCAATCCAGTGAGCAAATCCCCACATGCCTGATAGAACTGCTGGCCTGAGACATCTTCGGTCATAACTCCAGCCTGCTTTAATCTATCGGCTATAGATTGAGTCGCGTACTTGTCGTAGCAGACTAGGCGCGGTCTGTAAAGGTCGCACCAGCCTTTTATAGCTGCTGCAATTTTTAGATCATCAACTGCAACCTGAGAACTCCAAGTCTCCATGATCCCGATGCCAATCCTTCCGTCTGGAAGTAATTGTCCAGCGACTAAAGATGCGTTCCTTCTCGAAGGACTGACATCGAAACCAAATATAGTATATGCCCCAACTGCCAGTTCTAAGGTGTTATCGCTAGTCTCCTCGAGAATGCCGTGAGGCCACGGGCTTTGTAGTGAATCAATCCACTGGCACAAAGTCTCGGTACGAGTAGTCTCAATAGGAGCAGTTGCTATTGCTTCCTCGATTGACTCACGACTTACGGTGTAACCAAGTGCAGGATTGCTAGGTGCTACTGCATCACGCCAAAACGCCTCTGATCTGATGTCTATCTTGCAATACTGTGGGGCAGAATACTCATAGTAGCCAAAGGTCTCAGGCGGATAGTCTTTAGCGCGTTCGACAAGCGAATTAAGCACACTGCTGAAATGGTCTCCAGCATTTGATGTCAGAAATGTCTGAGCATTAGCTCTAGCGCGAGTAGTCGGGATAGCCGCTTTATAGCCATCTTCAGATATTTCACGCACTTCATCAATCCAAAGGAAATCAGCAGTACGACCACGAGCTGAGTCTCTGGTATCTGATACTAGGTCAAGGGTTGCACCATTGAGCAGCTCTATTCGCTCACCACCATTGGCATAACGCACTGCTTTAGTCATTGCCTTTAACTCTGGAGTTGATTCTATAATCCATGCGATTTCTCTAAAGGTCATGAGGGCAGTTGCTCGGTTAGAGGACATGATGATGTGCTTCTTCTCGTTGCCATAGAACATGCCCCAAATAACACGCACTCTGCCTAAGTGAGACTTGCCATTCTGTCTTGAAATGAGCAACAGAGCAGTCTTAACTCGATACTGGTCTTTCTTATCTACCATCATCATCTGCTTAAGCACAAACTCCTGATATGGCATGAGCTTGTCCATCTTTAGACGCTCAACCATTTCAATTACTTCACCGGCTCTGGTTTTGCCCTTGAGAAGTGGGCTATGAACCCTCGGTTGAGTTGCCCCTCGTAACGGTTGGGTCTTTTTGGCTTTAGTTGTCATTGACTCGGACTAGGTCGGGTCTTAAACGGACTGTCCAGCATCGGCTCGGACTGCATCAGGGAGATACGGGAAGAAAAGACAGGGGGGGTAGCCGTCTGTGCTAAAAAAACGCCTTCATCCTTGCTTGACTTGCGTAGGTTGCAGGCTTTGCATAAGACTTGAAGATTATCTAGATCATGAGTGCCACCCACCTTGCGGGGGATGATGTGGTCAATGTGCAATGGTTCTTCATCACTGCCACAGTAGCGACAGATGCGTCCATCTCTATCGAACACACGCTGCTTATGAACTCTATAGCGCCTTGAGTTCAGCTTGTCTAATGCCATCCGTACTTACTCCAATGATCTAATGCCCTACATGGTGTCGAGTACCTATGCTTAATATAGCGTAAGCCCCACTCAACCTGCTCTATTGGAGTAGCTGTTAATAGATAGACACTCTTACCTTGAGGTATGCCTACTGTTCCACTACTTGCATTGTATGCCTTGTAATTCCATGCACTTTCTTTACCATAGAGAACAGTTAAACATTTATATTCTTTTAGATTACTCAATGAATGATAAGCATATTGTTTAGGAGTCATTTTTATATTGCTCATATTAGAGCTACCTGCATCAGGCATACTGCATAGAGCTATCCCAATAGCTACTAGCACCCCGCAAGCTACAGCCCCACGGGGCTTGCGGTGAGCCTTTGAGAGGCTCTGCGCCGTTAGCGTACCATGGCTGTCAAACTCATTACTATAAGTGCTGGTCAGAGCGGTGTTTCGCATCTCAGACCTCCTTAATTTAATTAGATGAATAGTTATCCACAGGAGTTATCCACAGGCTATTTAGAGTCTTTGCCCCATCCAGTTCCCTTGAAGATTGCCCCTACTGGGCTAATTACTTTGACCATAGGTTCATTGCAATAAGTGCATAGAACTGTGGGCTTGTCATGCCAGCCATGATGCAGCTCATTCTTTAATCCGCATCTTCCACATTTGTAATCGTAGGCTGGCATGTTTTACATTCCCCAATCATCCATGATCCACAGCCATCACAACGGATGATGTCTGCTTCAGTCGGTTTAGTGTTTAAGTGACCATACTTTAATTCTAGAAGTGGAAGCAAGTCTTGGAGCTGGATGATGCAGGCATATTCCGCTGCATTCTCGCCCTGTCCATTGAGACGAAGTACCGCAAAGCCCAATTCCCCCGAAAGAGCTGTGCGCTTACGAATCTGCTCCAAGACTGCCTTTGGTTGAAATCCAGCCCTTGCCTTGACTTCACAGTCAAAAGGTACAGACTGAATATCTTTACCATTCCCCCTTCCCACACTAGCGAACGGCCATACAGTCGATAGGTACTGTGCGACCACCCGCTCTGTGCGGAAACCTCTGTGTTTCCTATGCTGACTAATGAGATAAACCAGCCATGTAACCCATTGCAACACCGCCAATGAATAGAGCTAGTGTCAATACCATAAGTAGCGTTTCCTTATCCATTGACTGCCCTGCACTTATTACATGACCAAGTGCCTGCAACTACTATGCCTTCTACAATTCTAGCCGTGATCGTGATGTCACTAGCCATAGTTGGCTCATTGCATAGTTGGCAATTAACTGTATCAATCATAGGCACATCTTCCAATGCCACCCAACCTTCTGGAGTATGAATCTCAGCGTATCCCATTATACCCTCGCTTTCTGTGGTTGCCATTTACCATCACTGCTTAAGTTGTACCAATGCGTTGGACACTTATCCATCCCACCAATTTGACCCTTAGTGGCACAAAAGAATCCTGCCCAGTCTTTCCCAGTCTTTGCGCTATGACCAGTTTTCCATTCCATGTGGCCATGATTGCAACTAGGTGCATCAATAGCTTCCGCCGTACCTAGAATCTCTGTCACTGTTGCCATAGCACTTTCTAGTGTTACTGGAGCTAGTGTAGTCTTGACAGATGATCCGATAGGTGTAGTCCAGTAATCAGTGTCACCCTCTTTGATGTCCTGTGGTGCTGGTTGTATTTCTTGCTTAACTACTTTAAGAGCTGGATGGTTAGGTGCAACCTTGCTCATTTCTTCTCTAGAAGGGCGCTTTCCTTTAGGAGCATAACCCGCATTTGCAAGCGCTCTGCCAATAGCAGATGTCTCGCAATTCTCCAGTGCAGAAGTTTGATTGACCCCGCGAGTGCTAACCGTCTCCTCAGCGTACCCTGTTGCCCATGCGATGCTATCTTGGCCAGTCTTAAAGAGATAAGCCTTAACAATGTATCTGCTTGCTTCCACAACTTCCAACTCAGTGCTAATACGGAAATCTGGATAATCCTTAATAAACTTTTCAAGTCTCACCTCTACTGGTTCGTAATCGGCTAGGTTAAACATATAGATCATTCTCCTCTGTCTGTAGTTGCCCAGCAATAGCTAGATAACTTGCTGCATCTATCCATGAATCAACTCGCGTTCCATCTTCAATGGTTCTGGCGATTTTGACCAGCGATAAGATAACTGCGACTTGGTAATCTTCCACTGGCATTTCAAGGTATGCACTGATGAGTCGTGCGGCTCGTGCCATATTGTCACTTGGATGGCCGTAAGCGAGTCCTCTGTCTTTGTATAGATCAGTGGCATTACTAAGTATTTCTCCATGTTTCATTCTGACCAAAACTCTGAGCGATTGACTGCTCTGCCCTTATGCCAGCCATCGCGATGCCCGCGTTCATAGGCTTCTTTATATGATTGGATTGCCCATACCACAAAGCTGATACTTGCCCCTATTAGGCAAATAATCAGCAGCTTGTCGTTGTTATTCATCTTGTACCTATCTGCATCCAGTGCCCTTGACTGGCTTACAGAGTTAGTGTGACATAAAGTCCAGACTAATTAGCGCACATTTTGATAACGATTTGGTAACGAATCTGCCTCGTCAATCATCGTATCAATGGTGCGAACTACATCAAGCGTAAAGTCGTCCATATAGGGTAAATGACCCATCCTTGTTTATAGGCACTAGCATGGGAGAAACGCGGTCTCCATGCGTCTCAATGACTGCCACGCTCATCTGCCAGTTCGCGCTTCCAGCCTTCAAATAAGAGGCTTTTTTCTTGTCCATGACATTTCCTGCCTCTAAGCCCCACAAAGTCCTGTATGAGGCTCCTATGCCCTCTGTGAAGGCACTAATGCCTGCCCTGTGTGTGTGACCACAGACCACAGACTTGCCAAACTTCTTAGCCAGCCCTAGAGCTGTAAGTCCAGCGTTGGAGTTCATTGATCCTTCATCACCATGAACTAAGACCCATCCCTTGTGAAACTCGAATGGTCTTTTATGGAAGCGGATTCCGAGTCCAGCGAAGTCCATAAACTTTGCGTATTCCAGTTCTGGTAATCCGATGAGGCTAGGTGCGCGTAATAGTGTGTGGTATAGGCGGTCT